ATAGAAAATATTCCACCTGAAGAATTTTTAATTCAAAAGTCTGCCAAGAGTATTGAAGATGCCACTTTTGTTGCACATAGAGTTTTAAAAACAAGATCAGATTTAATTGAAATGGGTTTTGATAGAGATATTATTGAAAACCTACCAACTCAAAATACTACACTTTTAAATGATGAAAGATTAGCAAGGTATTCTGATATAGAAGAAAATCCAATAAATGATGCTCCAGACGAAAGCACAGAAGATGTAGAAATCTATGAGTGCTATGTTAAAGTTGACATGGACGGAGATGGTATTGCAGAATTAAGAAAAGTAACAGTTGCAGGAAATAATAGCAGTACAGTTTTAGAGAATATGCCTTGCGATTTTATTCCATTCTGTTCCTTAACTCCTATTCCAATGCCACACAGATTTTATGGTAGATCAGTTTCAGAATTAGTAGAAGATGTTCAGTTAGTTAAATCAACTGTAATGCGACAGTTATTAGATAATATGTATTTAACTAATAATAACAGAGTTGCTATCATGGACGGAATGGTCAACTTGGACGACCTACTTACTTCAAGACCTGGAGGAGTGGTTAGAACTAAACAACCACCTAGTCAAGTTATGATGCCAATGCAATCTCAAACGATTTCACAACAAGCATTTCCATTATTAGAATACTTAGACACAGTTAGAGAAACAAGAACTGGTGTTACAAGATACTCTCAAGGACTAGACGCACAAGCATTAAATAAAACTGCAACAGGTGTTAATACTTTAATGAGCCAATCTCAAATGAGAATGGAATTAGTTGCTAGAGTATTTGCTGAAACAGGAATTAAAGATTTATTTAAAAGAATATTTGAACTGACTTGTAAGTATCAAGACAAAGAAAGAATTGTAGAACTAAATAATCAATTCGTACCAGTTAAACCTACTGAATGGAAAAATAGATATAATGTTACTATTACAGTTGGACTTGGAGCTGGTTCTAAAGATCAACAAATTGTTATCTTAAATAATATTTTGGAAAGACAACTTCAAGCATTTCAATTGCAAGGTGGTCAAGAGTTCCCAATGGTGAGTCTTAAAAACATTTACAATAGTTTAACAAAAATTGTTGAAAATGCTGGTCTTAAAAATGTTGAAAATTATTTTGTTAATCCAGATCAAGGAAAACAAATGGTTCAACCTAAACCAGAACCGAAACCAACTCCTATTGAGAAAATAGAATTTACTAGAATAGCAAGTGAAGAAAAACGAAAACTTGCAGAATTAGAATTTGAAATGAAAAAACTTAAAAGCCATAATGCTGCTAATGTTTTGGATTTTGAAACTAAAATCAAAGAGATGGAGCTAAAATACACTACTCAAATTGATAGTGCTAAACTTAAAGCTGAAGCAGAACTAGATAAAGTTATTGTTTCAAATAGAGGTAAGGCATTTTTTGATGCAGAAAAATCAGCAAACAGATTATCACAAGAAATAGAGCAAACTAATGAACAACCAGGAACAGGACAAGCTCAACCAAGAATTGAGCCAAGCGAACAGAGCTAAACAACTCTTTAACGATCCTTTATTAAAAGAATCTTTTGATAAATTAAGAAATTTATATTCTACAAGTTTATTAAATACTGGTGCTAATGAAAATGAAACTAGAGAGAAACTTTGGTTGGCTTACCAAATGGTCGGCAAGGTAGAACAAAATTTATTAGAAATGATTGATACTGGAAAACTAGCTTCTAAACAATTAGAAGATTTTAGAAATCAAATTCAAGAAAAAAAATTCTAAGCAAATAAGTTTAGGATAAGTCAACCTCATAAGAGGAACTTAACTTACAAGGAAATATATGTCAGACAATCAAGGCAATCCATTACAAGGATCTGAAACTGATTTACAAAAAGCTCAAAAAGCAGTAAATGGTTTATTAAACCCAAAAGAAGAAGATGTTATAGGGCAAACTGAGCCACCAAAAGAAGAAATTCAACAAAATTCTCCTGAACCACAAAATGAGGAATCTGAAGAAGATCAACCTCAGGAACAGGAAATAAGTGAAGAAACTGAATCAGAAGAAGAAGAAGTTTCCGAACAAGATGTATCTCAAGACGAAGAACAGATTGATACTCAAGAGAAACAAGATTCCACCTACAAGGTAAAAGTTGCAGGTCAAGAATTTAAAGTTACCCTTGATGAGTTGAGAAATGGTTACTCAAGAGATGCTGATTACAGACAAAAGACTGAAGAACTTTCTAATCAAAGAAAGAATTTTCAATCTGAGTCTGAAAAGCAAAGACTAGATTATTCTCAAAAACTTAATCAAGTTAATGAATTAATGTCTATAGCTCAACAAGAACTAAACGCAGAAAAAAATTCTGTTGATTTAGAACAAATGTACGAAGATGATCCAACAGAAGCTATGAGGATTGAACATAGGTTAAGAAGAAAGCAAGAGAAACTTGATTCTGCCAAAGCCAAAACTCAAGCTGAACAAAAAACACAATTTGATGGATTTTTACAAGAACAAAAAAAATTACTGGAAACTAAAATGCCAGAATTTACTGATCCTGTAAAAGCATCAGCTTTAAAAGTTAATATGAAAAGTACCTTAAACAATTATGGGTTTAACGACCAAGAAGTTGCTCAAGTGTACGATCATAGAATTGTGATGTTGGTTAATGATGCCATGAAGTATAGAAACTTGCAAAATTCAAAACCGAATTTAGCAAAAAAGATTTCTAAACCTGGCAAAGTTTTTTCTTCTGGAGTTAAACAAGGCAGTAATGAAAGTAACTTAAAATTGAGGAGAGAAAAGTTTAGTCGTCTAAAGAAAACTGGAAGCATGAAAGATGCTCAAAATGTTTTCTTAGACATGATAACTAACAAATAACCTCAACAATAAGGAAAAATAACTATGGCAATCGTAGCAAATACATTCCAAACTTATGGTGCTATTGGTAACAGAGAAGATTTATCAGATATTATCTATAACATCTCTCCTACTGATACTCCGTTTATGAGTTCAATTGGAAAAGAAAAAGCAGCAGGTACTTTGCATGAATGGCAAACTGATGCTCTTGCAACAGCAGCAGCTAATGCACAAGTAGAGGGTGATGAAATCACTTTCAATGCAGTAACTCCAACTGTTAGAATCAATAACCAAACTCAGATTTCAAGAAAATCTGTAATTGTTTCTGGTACGCAAGATACTGTAAATAGTGCTGGTAGAAATAATGAACTAGCTTACCAAATCTCAAAAAGTTCAAAAGAACTTAAAAGAGATATGGAAGTTGTTCTTACAGCTAACCAATCAAGAGCAGCAGGTGGTGCAGCAGCAGCTAGAACTTTAGCTGGTCTTACTTCTTGGATTCAAGCTAACACAAGTGTTGGTACGAATGGTGCGAATGGACAAACAAATCCAGGTGGTGGAGCAGTTGATACTCCAGGTACACTTAGAACTGATGGAACGCAAAGAGCTTTCACAGAAGCACAATTGAAAGATGTTGTAAAACAATGTTGGGACAATGGTGGTGATCCGTCAATGATCATGCTTGGTTCTTTCAACAAACAAAAACTTTCAGGCTTTACTGGTGGTTCTACTAAAATGACTCAAGCAGACGACAAAAGACTTGTTGCTGCAATTGATATTTATGAATCAGACTTTGGATCAATGACTGTTGTTCCAAACAGATTCTCAAGATCAAGAGATTGTTTCGTACTTTCACCTGATATGTGGTCAGTTGCGTTTTTAAGAGATTTCCAACTTATGGATCTTGCAAAAACTGGTGATGCACAGAAAAAAGCTATGTTAGCTGAATACACACTTGTTTCTAAAAACGAAGCAGCAAGTGGTGCAGTATTTGATTTAACAGCAGCTTAATCAAAACATTTATAGGAGGGGATTAATTTCCCCTCTTATTACTTAATCAATAATTTTGTTTTCTTTGAAGATTTAAAAATCGGAACGAAGCAATACAAATAATAGGAAAATACAATGAGAACACTAAACGACTATTTTTTAAAAGTAACTTTACCTGACTGCTCTGCATCTGGTTCAACTGGATATGTTGCAGTACCTGATAATGGTAGAATAATTAAAATTATTGCTGTGCAAGAGGGTGCAATTGCTACTGCTAATGCAGTAATTAATTTTAAAACAGCAACATCAGGAAGCTCAAATGTAACTGGTGGAACAATTACTATACCTTTTGCTGGAGATTCTGTTGGTGATGTAAGATATGCTGAACCTACTGCATTAAATAATGTATTAGAGGGCGAAGCTATTCAAGTTATTACAAACAATGCTTCTTCAGGTGCTTGTCCAGTACAATGCACAATCGTTATTAGAAGATAATTACAAATTTTGTGGGGATCTTGTCTAGCGATACTTCCCCACAAATACCAATTAACTAAAAAGGAAATAAATTATGCCATACGGAATGGGAACTTACGGATCAAAAAAAGGACGACCACCTAAAAAAAAAGGTAAAAAGAAAAAATCAAAAAGCAAAAAAAAAGGAAAATAAATTATGAGTTTTAATTATGGTTTAAGACCAGGCACTATACATCATGTAGCTTTAACAAATACTAATTCAACAGCAACTGGTACATTTGCTTCAACTACAGAATATGTAAGAGTTTGTTCAGATACAGATGTTCATATTACTTTTGGTGCAGCTCCAACTGCAACAGCTACAAGTATTTTTATACCAGCAGATCAACCAGAAATGTTTAAGGTTTCTCCAAATCATAAATGTGCAATTAAAGGTGCATCTGGTAATAAAATTTCTGTTACTGAAATGGGTGGCTAGTGGCTAAACAAAAGTTCACTACTTTTACTCCAAGAGATAAACCACCAAAATTAGGTAAGCACAAAAAAAATCTAAATAAGTCAGAAAAAAGACAAATGAAGATGACTAGATATAAAGGTCAAGGCAGATGAGAAAAATTAGTGAAGAAACAGATAAGCATATTACTGAAACTTTTTTAGATAATGGTGCAGATGGTATTGTTCAAAAAAGAGCAATTGATGTTAAGCCTATTTTAGAAAACAATAAAAGATTATATAATCAAAATGATGGTTATAGTCCTGATAAGGGATTAAAAAGAATTGCATCAATTCCAGTAGTTATTCTTGAGATATGGTGCAAGGAATATCACAAAGATCAAAACAAAGGTAATTGGTTTGAATTACCAAGAGATATACAAAAGAAAATTTTAAGAGAAAAACTAAATAGTTCTGAATTTAGATATTTTAGAACATCAGAGGGCAATTTATAATGGCACTAAATACTTACACAAGTTTAAAAGCATCAATAGCAAATTGGTTAAACAGATCAGATTTAACTGCTGAGATACAAGATGATTTTATTAAATTAACAGAAGCTGATCTTAATTCTAAATTAAGAGTTAGAAGTATGATTGCTCAAACTGATATAACTATTAATGCAGAAACAGCAGCTCTACCAACAGACTTTTTACAAATTAGAAATTTTTATATATTAAGTGGTCAAACTAAAACTCCATTAGTATATACAACACCAGCATCAATGGACACTACAAGTGGAACATCTACTACTGGTTTGCCAACTACATTTACAATTTTAGGAGATACATTAAGATTTTCTCCAAAACCAGATGCAACTTACACAGCAAAAATGAATTACTTTAAAAAATTTCCTGCTTTAAGCTCATCTGTTGCAACAAATTATATTTTAGAAAATCACCCTGCAATTTATTTGTATGGTTCTTTGTTTCATGCAGCGAACTTTTTAGGTGGTATCAATCCTCAACAAATTCAAACATGGCAACAAATGTTTGCAACAGCACTTGAGAGATTAGAATTAAATGATAGAGAAGATGAATACAATGGAAGTCCTTTACAAGTAAGAACTGTAACTTCTGTACCATCTCCATTCATTTCAACTTTATAATAGGAATATATGCAATTACCTTTTGGCGAATGGTTGCCAGACCAACCAGATAATTTAAATCCAGGTGCAACAGTAGCAACTAATGTTTATCATGCACAATCAAGTTATAAACCAGTTAAAGGTTTAGTACCTTATAGTGGT